CCCCAGGCCCTAATAATCAGTTGTTAATAAAAACTGCTGCACAAGTAGAACAAACACTTGAAGCAGTTAAATCGTTGCAGAGTAGATGGTTTATTGACCATGATACTATTATACGAATAACCCAAGTATGCAAAGATAGAGATAAACTTCTTGAAGATATTGCAAAGGTTTCTGCTGGTAAAGCTGACGGTGTTACAGTTCAAACATTAGCTAACACTGTTAGTGATTTAGCAGAGGCCGTACAGAAAAATACTACGTCTATAGCAGATAATTCAAAGACAATTCTAAAATACGTTGTTGTTGTAACAGGCATTGTAGTTGCTGTTGTTCAGGGGGCCATACAAGTAGCTAAGTCATTAGGGGTATTCTAGGAGAGTAACATGGAAGATTTTATGGTTTTTGGTATTGCAGGAGCTCTGGTTGTTAAGCGTCTAGTAGATTTGCTAAAGTATCTTGGTATGGATTCTAAATACGGTTTGCTTTCTGCATTTATTGTAGCAGTGTGTCCGCTTATTGCTAATGAGACTGCTATAATGTATCCTGCATTTCAGGTATGGTACGAACGTATATGGACTATTCTATTCTCAGCACTGCTGGCCGCTGAGACATACGATGCACAAAGGCATCTACGCGCTAGAAGCTAGTTTATGGTACGTTTTCTGACGTGCTGTTTACTATATGGTAGGGTTGAGTCCCCCTAGCCCTACCAAAAGCATAGGAGGGAGTACAATGATGTACTCTCTCCTATTCTTTTACAACATCAACTTCAAAACATTTAATGCATGTGTATAAAGCATGTCTGATAGTATTTCATTAGTCATTAGTTTTTTGGATGTAACAATTTCATCTACAATATCATCTACAGTACCTGGACAATGCAAGATAGTTACAAGGCATTGCTCAGTTTGGCCGTATCTGTCTACTCTACCTATAGCTTGCTGTTGCACAGAGTAACTATAGTGTTGTTCTATAAATATAACTTGATGTGCAGCAGTAAGTGTTACAGATTCGCCACCTGCCTGGATAGTTGCTATAACTATTTGAATATTGCCTTCTTGAAACTCGCGTACTGTAAAATAGCGTTCTTCTGCTGATTGCTGCCCTATAATAATTTGATGTGTAATGTTTAGTTTTGCTAATCGTTTCTGTAGCGCAAATACAGTTGCTCTAAACAAAGCAAACACAACAAATTGTTCACCCTGTGCATCCGTAATAATATCTACTACTGCATCTAGTTTGGATGAAATATCTATCTCATCTAATGTTGCAGTAGTACTGACAATTTGTCTTAGTTTCATAAGCTGTGATCCGGCAGTTATTGCAAAATCAAATGTACCATCAGTCCGCTGCAACATCATGTACTTTAGCATATCTTTATACATAGCCTGTTGCTTGCTTGTTAATGGCACAGGGTAGCGTTTTATTCTTGGTGGTAGTACTTGTCTATACTTTTCATTAGAGCGCATAAGCATATATCTAGAAAGCTCTCTTTGTAAAAGCACTGTATTTTTTACAGAGTCTCCTATAACAATATGATTAAACCCATTCCAATCTACTGTGTAGTTTACGTATAGTTCGTAGAATCTCCAATAAGATGGAAAAGAGTTAGGTGCTAACAAATGTAGCAGAGCCCACAAATCTGCTGGTGATTTACTTATTGGTGATGCAGTCATAAAGACTACATGCCTACCAATAATATGCTCCATAGCTTTCCATGTTTTTGTAGTTCTATTCTTAAGTCTGTGTGCTTCATCTGCAATAACCCAATTCCATGGGATTATTTGCAATTCAGGCATTAGTCTTAACAATGCCCAATTGATAATTAAAAATCCCTTAGTCTGTTTGAATTGCGCATACGTTTCTTTTCTAGTGGCTGCTTCTACTACTGTACGAGTTTGTCCTGGGAACCATTTTTCTATCTCGTCTCGCCACCACCACTTAGCGGAGTTAGTGCAAATTACTAGTACATATGCAGACTCATTAGATAGCTGAACAGCCTCTACAACCTGTGCAGTTTTTCCAAGTCCTACAGAGTCTGCAAGAATGCAGCGTTTATATTGTTGTAGAAATTTAATACCAACACGTTGATATCCAGTAAGTCTTTTGTCAGAATTGGCAATTTCAATATCTTCTAGTTTAGCTAAGTCTGTAGCTTGTTTCTCAAGTGCTACTGCCTTTGTATACCAAGTAGACACAGCATCAGAAACATTTTTAAGTTTTACACACTCAAGAACAAGCTCTAATAGTCTTACTTCTTTAGGCATATAAAGTATATGATTTCTATAAGAGCTACCAGGGATGTCTACAAGTTTTGAATAATTTTGTTTGGACAATCCTGTAATAGCTAAATTTTCATGAGCCCTCTTTGATACCTTACCAAATGTTATTACACAGGTTCTTGTTTCTTGCATTTAGGGTACCTCAAATATTGCATATACTTATTTATCTGTTTTGCATCAGTACGCTGCAAGTACCTAATACCGTGTTTAATTGCATCTCTAGAATGCCTATCAATTCCTTTAATTCTATCTAGTGGAACACCTGTACGAATGGATGGTACTTGCATAACACAAAGTATATCATAGAAGTCAGCTAGGTATTTTATTACCCCAATTACTTGTGAAGCTGGAAAATCATTTCCAATAAGATGCTTTGCTGCACCAGCACGCAGATGAAAAGATTCACATACGATGGTACTTGGATTGTGCAGTTCAATTAGTGTATTTATATCGTTCCACATAAAAAATGAACCACCAAGAATTTTACCATCTGATAGGACACCCCAACCAGTAGTTTTACCTGGATCAAAACAGAGAACTGTCACTCTACCCCCAAATGAACTTTTGTATGTTGTTCTGTTAGTGACTCTACTTCTATGATATATTTTGAACAACTTTCTTGATTAAGTTCTATAGGATCAACAAGCTTTACTTTACCAGTGTTACACCACCGATAGACTGTAGAGATATGAATTGCGAACATCTCACTCGCTTCTAATGGTGTTACATATTGCTTCTTTCCAATAACTATCATGGTGCCTCTCAATCTGCAAGTACATAAGTGGACATTTGCTTCTTGTCGTAAGCGTACCCAGTATCAATATCTACACCAGCAGTAAATGTTTCTCCAAGTAGCGTAGTACCTGCTGCTAAAAGCTCTGAACTAATTCGGCGTGCCACTGTTGCGAGATGTTCTTTTTTGAATTCCACTAGTAGAGAATCATGGGTTGGGAACAAAATCCATCCACCATATTCACCTATCCATTTATTAACATTAATCAAACTTAGCAAACACAAATCAGAACTCATACCCTGAATAGGTGCATTGACTGCTTGTCGTCTAATAGATGACCAATTATCATCTAGAATTAGAGGAAAGCGTCTACGTCTACCTGTGGGTGTTTTTACGTAGCCTAACTGTGCGGCCATACGATATTGTTCTTTTATCCAGTCAGCAACACCAAGAAACTTAATTACCAGATTTCTAATACGTGTTGCTTCTTGCATATGGACACCCAGTGACTTAGCAAGGTTAGCTGCGCCACCACCATAGGCTATACCAAAATTAATACGCTTAACAGTTACCCTATGTTTATCAGGATCATATGCATCCTCATAGACTTTCTCACCAATATAGTTATGTGGATCACCGTTCTGTGCATACAGTTCTAGCATTGGTTTAGAATCAGCTAGTGCAGCCAACACACGTAGCTCGGATGCTTTATAGTCAATTGTAAGAAGTATGTTTCCTTCCTCTGGTGTAATTAGACTTCGCATAGGCCCTGTGCGTGGCAAATTCATAATATTGGGACTACTACCAGCTAGTCTACCTGTAACTGTACCAAACAACTGAAGTCCTGGATGAATCCTACCGTCTGATTCTGGTATAAAGTTTTTAAGATACGTATTAACAAGCTGCTGTGCATGTCTATATTCTAATAGTAACTTTGTAAATGCAGTACATTTATAGTCTCCGTAAGCCAATCTCTGTAGTTGATCCTTAGCAGATGTATAGTCACTTCTACCATATGGTACTGCTGGAGCTTCTTCAAGTAACTCTTTAGGCAACGGTGTTGTTTTTGAAAATGGTGGAGCTTTATAGTAATCGTACAGCCAGTGTTTAACTTGCTTTGGTGATCTAGGATTAAACTCTGTGTCTCCGATCATTTTCTGCATATCTTCTAGTCGATCTAAAAGTTTTTCCTCATACTCATCTTGAACATCCCACAAATTCTCTATATCAATATGCACACCAGAGATAGCCATATCTGATAAAGCATTTGTTCCTGGAATAAGCAATGTAGTATACAGCTTGTCTAAGTCTGGCTCTGCTGTTATCTGTGGACGAAACAGTTCATGCAATCTAAAACCATAAGCTGTGTCTCTAGAGTTATAACTCCACAGTATTTCTGGTGGTACTTTATCATATGAATCGACTTTAGGATTCTTAACCCACTTTTTTATTCCCACTTCCCAGTCAGGAACTCTAAGTAGTTTTAATGCTAATTTTTTTAACCCATGTGTACCAATTCTTTCATCTAGTGTATAGTGCTCTAACAATGTATCTTCTGAAATGTGTATTTTAACTCCAAGCTGTGCAAAAACACGTGCTGTATCGAATTGAGTATTATGCCCACCCCAATGTACACGTTGTAAAGCGCTTACATTTTTCCAAGCAGTAATAACTTCAGGTTCGTATAGTAACTCTTTAGGAATTACAACACTATGGTTAGGACCACACGAAAAAGAAGCGCATAAAATCGTAGTGTCGATAACTTTTAAACTAGAGGTTTCAATATCAAAGTAAACAAAATTTTCGTTACTCAAACCAATAAAAAATTGTACCGCTTCTTCAACTGTCGTCAATACTTTGTAATCTGTAAATGCTGGTTCTAGTTGTTCTCTAGGCCCACCATCACGCAATGCTTCTTCTATTTCTTCAGAGAAGTCAGACCAAGCAGATACATTTCTTAGTACATATGCAGGATGATAAGTTGCAATTACTTTAATTCCATGCCAGTTTGTAACTGTGCCATGCAATTTGCTTATCTTTGGTTTCTGTACACCCAGACCTAACAATGCTGAATTGCCTAATGCAATAATAACTTTAATACCGTGCTCTTCAAATTCTTGTTGTAGTATACCACTACAGCAGGAAATACATTCAGCTTTATCTACTGAGTTTGGAATAAAACACTTACAGGCATTAGTATAATAATAGCTATCTGGATTTTTACCACACGCAGTAATAGTTTTTCTTAATAGCTGTCCTGAAGGGCCAACGTATAATCTACCCTGTTGAACTTCTTGTCTTCCTGGTGCCTCACCAAGAAAAGCTATTGTTGCAGTATCTGGGCCATTTGGTTTTACATATTTATCTAAGTCATGCAGCGGACAGGCAGCACAGTTATGCTTCACCATATCGTCCTAAACTAGCTACTAATTTGTTTACTGCCTTAGCAAGGTTTGAAAAGTATTCATCTTCCAAATCGCTATCAGAATTTTCAGCAAGCGTCAGTAGTTCAGCAACATCAAATTTTGTAGGTGGATAACGTCCATCACATACACAACGAGTAATTTCAATAAGCTCGTGTAAACCATCTTCTGTATAGGCATGTTCAGTTATTGCTACAGGCTGTGGAATACCGTCAGGTCCAATAACTGCAACACTAAGTATATACAGTGATCTATTATTGAATAACTCAGCATAAGCTAACTGTTTGTTATTTGTATTCCAAACAAAGCCTTCGTCTGTTTCAAGCCAGCGTAACCTACCAGACTCAGTATAACATAAACCGTATAATACTTCGCTATTCATTGGTAGCCTTCTCTTCCTGTGCAAATTTGCCTCTAAGACGCAAACACTCTAATATACCTGCATCTGTGGATGCTTCATACTTATGTTCAGCTAAAATAGCGTCAAGACTTGCCCATGCAATAAGATGACTTTCATCAGACCATTGCGCATGTGCATAGTAAATTGCAGCATATTGCAATTCAATTTCTTGAATAAGAGCGTCAGCTTCCATTAAAATTACAGTACAAGCTATATTCTGTTCTTTAGTTATACGTCTATCTGCTAGTAAATTTACTGCAAAGGCTATTTTCTGCTTAGCACGTGTTGCATCCATTAGCAATTATTCTCCTCTATTGACAAATGTAATTGTTCTTTGTAGCAAGTCTAGTGCTTCAGGAACATCCATTCCAATATCAAAACACTGTTTAACATTCACACCATACATTCTATGTGATCCACCACGATCATGTACTGCTTTTGTTTTTGGTCCAAGTACATAGTGTCCGTCTCCTGGAATATTAATAGACAGTTCCCGTAACTGTCTTTTAACTGCTGGACTATCCAATACTGCTTCTTTACGTACTAATCTTTCTCTACGCCACCAAGTTAGTGCCGTAGTCAAATGAAACCATAGCACACCTTCTTTATCATAGGTATACACAAATCTAGAACTAGCTTTAGCTGCTTCGTTAATAACATCCTCTACAAAGCTATCAATAAGTATATACCCTCGGTCAGCATTTATATTTTGAGTAGCGTTTAAATTAATCATTAGCATATCTGCAATTATAGGGTTAATACTTACATTATGCTCTATCATAAATGCTTCATACATACGAACACCAAACAGAATAGTAGCAAAGTTTCTGTGCGTTCTTTCGTCTATCTTACGTTTAGCTTTTAGTGCGTCTACTTCAGCATAGGCTCTATTCCATAACGCTAAGATTTGTTCTGTGCTATGTTTAAGTGTGTACCTGATATACGGCAATGCAAAGGTATTTAAATCCTCAGATGTCAAGCTCATAAATGCTTCATACTGGGCTGTGCCTTGCATAATTGTTCTTGGTGTCATACCTATAATAATTGATCTACGCTGCACAGCAGGGTCAGCAACAATATCCTCACCACTAAGTACCACAGGTGCATGTAGTGGATAGTCAACTGTAGTTTGAGATGCTCTACCACGTGAATCATGCCCAACATCATAGGATAACAACAGGATACGCAACAAAGCTTTCCAAGATGTTTCACCTAGTGATGTGCGTCTAAATTCAGCAAGACTTATAGGAATAGCATTTGTAGACGCCAACAAAGACATTAACACAAAAGGTGTCGTACTACAATCTTCAGAGTGTGCTGGGTCTTCATACCCCAACAACGGCATAAACACAGCTTCTAGTGTAGCAGTTTTACCTGCTCCCGTTGTACCGTACAATGCAAGATGTGGAAATGAAATTCTATTAGCATTAAAAATAGGCTTACAAGGACAAGCCATAAACCATCCAAGAATCGGCCAAATAACATCTTCAGTATTTATCTTTGGCAGATTTTTATAGACTGTTTCAAATAGCCCTTGTGTTGCACCTTCTGGATACAGCACATTAGGAGAAGACCTACGTGTTGGTGTATACACAATAGGTGCATTATACGTGTCTAGAATTTCAGTTTCATTAAATGTAAAGTTTGGAGCAACCCATACATTATCATGTCTACCAAGCACAGGGGTAGCTTTAGCTTTTGGTGATCCCAACTCCTTCCATTTTTTAACTAGGTATGGCAATAAAAACCGTACTTCTGTATCAGTACCTAGCCATTGCCAAGCAGCCCTACCAAGTGTGCTCATAAGTGTTTCCACACGTAAAAAAGAACTTTTAGCTAGTTGCAATCCTTCCCATACATGCCCATCTGCATGTATATCACCAAGAAAAACATCCTCTTCGTCTCCTTCTAACAATCGTCGTGGTTCAAATGTAAATGTAGATACTACATGCTGTCCCTTCCTTCCTACACCTATAACTGAATATGTGTCAGCTTCTTGAGAAAAACATGCTGCGGGGTCTGTTTCTATTTGATGTGCTACTTCACGATTCTTTAACTTTTCTATTGTATTTGCTAAATAATCTTCTCCACGCTCTCTAGACTTACCGCCAATAACATTATATTCCCAAATTAATCGCATAGTCTGGTCAGTCATACCAAGTGACTTTAGTTCTGTACCAACTGCCCAGTCTATACCAGAACGTGTTTTATCTTTTGAACTTGCCGATGCAGCACCTGTTAAAATACTTACACGTGTAGGAGTTGAAATTTTTGTAGCTCGTGTAATATCTGCTAGTTGATATTTAATTTCAGGGTGTTCTTCTACTACGGTACATTGAATAGGCTTAGCATCTTTATGATTGTACGTTCCTGGTAGTCTCATAATACGACTTGCATCGTATACATGGTCTCCACCAATAGCTTCTGCTACTAGTTTTGCTGTATCACAAACACTCTTTGCAGGATACAGTTTATCCAACAACCAATATGCATGATACCCATGACCAGAATCTACCACATATGTCGGTGGTAGTGTTAGTAAACTTATAGCTGTGCGTGATGAAAGCTTATCGTTATTAAAATCTTTTGCGTCTAGGTCAGCCCATATAACTCCTATATGTGATACATCTTCTGCTTTACCCGCACGATTTTTTCTAGATGCAATACCAAAATAACAATGTTCTGTATCTACAAATTCTTCTGCTTTTTCTAGTACTTGCAATGGATCATGATAGAAGAATTGTTGTGCTTCGCCTTCTCTAGAAATTGTTCTTAATTCAATCCACGATTTTTGTGGTGCGTCTTTAAATATTGATAGTAATAATCCATGGTCATTTAGCATATTCTAGAGACCTTATCTATATAGTAGACAGACTGGGCTAGTATTTCATAGCCCAGTCGTCCATTACGTGTTAATCTCTAGTCAGCAATACCTGCTTGCAATACCTTATCTACCTTTCCAGTTGTTTCACCTTGCCATTCATCCTCTACAATAACAAGAGTACACTGCATACCTACAAGGTCAACAGGTTCAAAGTCAACTTCTCCACTTAGCGCATCTTTATCATAGCCTAGTGCAACGAGCAAATTTTTGAGCGTCCACAAAGACTGTGGTTGCAAAGAAGTATTGTAGTAAACTTTACGCCCTACAAACTCTTCAGGTTCAACAATACTAAATTCCCAAGAAATTGTATCGTTTCCTGCTTTAGATTTCTTAAAATTTGGTTTGGCTACAACAGCTTGGTAATACCCAGGGGGCAGCGCTTCAAACGACTTCACACTAGACATATCTACATGAATTGGCATTACGGTTCCTTTCAACTATGTGTATACTTGGTTACAACAACTACAACAAACAAAGTAAATTACATGTTACACTCCTTTTATTTTCCTTCAAATGGTTCACCAAGAATACACCGACGATATAGAGTACCCATGTCAGGGTCTTCTATTACAGCAGGGAGACTATAAATACTTCTATTCTTAGCTGCACGTCCACCAAAGGGTTCTAGCTGCATAGTATAAATAGTTTCGTTCACTTGTCGTTTTGAAGATGCATATCCAACAATATCGAATTCTGCGCCTACTTCCTGTGCAAGTTTATTAGACAATCCTGGTCTAGTAATAACAGCATTTGTAAATTCGTCTTGTCTAACATCCGTCATTGCAGTAGCAATAAAGTTTACAGGCAACGATTTAAACATACTTAGTAGCATGCGCAATTTAAACGTAGCATGCATCCAATCTTGTTGTGTTGGTACATACTTATCACCAGCTTTTCTATCTGGTGAAGACAGCCTATCTCTAACTATTTGATTGTATGTTGCAGTCAGCCCATCAATAACTACAGTTTTATATTCGTCTGGATTTTCTCTAACATACCTACTTGCATCCTCTAGATCGTCAATTGTGGCTCTTGGTATAACGTCTACTTTCTTATCAGAAATTGTCATTGTCCCAACATCCGAATCACAAATCAAGATAGGACAAATTTCTTCAACACTCAATGCTGTGCCAATAAAATGTGTTTTACCAGAACCAGACTTACCATATACAAGCATTCGTAGGTATCCCATATTATAGTCTGGTCCAACAATATTTAGTTTTGTAACTCTCTTAGGGGATACAAGCTTAGGCATCTAGCGTCCTTCCTATTTCTAATTCTTTAATTTTATATGCAAGGAACACTGCTTGTTCAATTGTAGCATCTAGTGTAGCTACTAAATCTTTAGTGGTTGCGTCTGTACCAAGTCTACCATATTTCCATAATCTAAGGAGTCTTTTTCTTGACGCTTGTAAAGACTCAATAATTGTAACTACACCTTTCATAATACTATGCGTTCCTTGATGTATACTCTGAGTCTAGAATAGGCTTAGGGTTTAGTCCATTAGCAACAAAAGAGCAAGGTGTTCTAAACTTACATGTTTTACAAGACCACCAATTAGGAGAAGGTACAATTGGAACAAGAGGATCAAGCATTTCTGTAACAATTTGTACAAGACGCTGACCAAATACCTGTATTGCTTTATCTGTACGTTTGATTTTAACACGTCTAAAAAACTCTGGTGGAAACCGTTGCAATCTTGAAAGTGTATCTGCATACTTAACTACATTAAGTCCAAGTCTTAGTAGCTCACTATGGTACACTGCAAAGGTTGTTTTAATATTCTTTGCTTGAGACAGTTCACCATTTTTAAGCTGTCTAGGTGTAGTAGGCAATGTCTTTAGCAAAAAGTTATATAGCGTACCTACAGGGCGCATATGCTTAAAATTCTCATCAATTCTACTTGCCCATTGATATGCTACACACTGTTCATCAAGAAACAGTCCAGATGAATCAGGAAAAGATGCGGCTGTTTTATGTTCCAGCATCCAATACTCGCCACTAGGTAGTTGAACAATACCGTCTGCTTTACCTGTGTAATAAACTTCACGTCCTGGGAACATAGGCAAAGGAAACTTAAATGGAATTTCTGTACCTAGACAAGTAAAATTATCATGCCCTTCTGCCCATTGCAAATAGTTATCCAGCATACCACGTAGCAAATCAACTGTGCCTATAATTTCTTCCCAATTTTCTGCTGTCATAGGCGACTGTTTCAATACAATAATAGAATCAGTTAGCCACCGCTCCATTGCTTGATATGCTGCTACGTCATCAAATGGTGTACCTGGATTATAGTATGCGCCTAGTGCAAGGTGCATACCAGAACCACCCCAAAGATTCTTATTCGGCGATTTAGGTTTTAGATTTTGTCTAAGCGGAGAAGTAAAGTCCCATAGTTGCCTACAAGTCTTAAAACATCGTACATCAGAGATATGTATATTTGTTGTCATATCTAACTAAACCCACAAAAATAAATTCTTAGCACTACATGCCATTTCATTATGTCAACTCCTTTAGGACTTGGTGAATTTCGAGCAATGAACCACCATTCTACACTACCAGTCTAGAAAATGCAAAAGGCACAGCAGAGAGCCTATACGATCCCAGTAGTTGACATAATCTTTTCTATGTCTCTAATAAAGTTTGAACAACGCTCATGATTTATACTGTAATACTTCACTCTACCAACAGTTAAGACAGTACAAATACCGGCATCAAGCAAAGCTCTAAGCTGTCTACGTACAATCATAAGCTCATCAGTGTCACTAAAAAATCGTTTAGCAACATCCCGTACAGTACATGATTCTCTAGAGCTTATATATGCTACAATATCTAGTCGCAAATCTGTTTTCAATGCTGCGCAAAAGTCTGTTATTTCTGACATTTGTCTATGTCATCCTTTTTCCCTAAAAATGCTTCATCTATTGTTTTACTTTCATTCGTTGGCATTGCTCCTGACAACCAAATAATAATAATAATTGGTATAGCTATAATAATTGCTCCGTAGCACATAGTTTCACATGTCATGCTTCAATATTTTCTTGTATCACAGTATCTGGCATTTTATCTTCTGGTGTTTTACCTTGCCATGATACAAAACTAAATGCAATTTCTTCTGAAGTACAGGCTATAACATCTGCTGTAATACAGCCAGAACCTACGAGTAGTTCAAACATATTGTTAGGTAGTATATTAATACTAGAAACTTGCGGTGTAGGAATTATATGCACCATTATGGTCTCTCTACAGATAGGATACGCTCGATACCATCAACTGTAAATGAGAAAGATTCTACACGTATTTTACCTTGTGTGCGTAGCATAGTACACAGTTTAGAATATACAGTAGTTAGAATACCAATGATTTCACTCTGCCTACGTTTTATTGGTGTATTGCAATATGCCAAGTCTGTTACATTTTTAAGAATAAACTCTGTAATATCGTTTTTGACTACAATATATCCTGGATGCGCATCTAGGAATGAATAATTGTCTCTTAGCATAACTGAAATAAATACTGTTCTGTTAATTCCTGGTATGATACCTGAGTCTAGCATAACTGAAAAACAAATAGATGTGTTTGTTACAGGTTCTTCTAGTTCCTGTGCATCTTTATATTCGCGTACAAAAGTTTCAAGTGCAACCAGTCTAATACGCAAACCTTTTGCAGTACTACGAAGTAGTTGAAGTAGTTGTTTTGTCGTCGTCTTCATGACACATATCCTTTATAAATTGCGGTATTGCTTCTAGTGCATCAACAGATGTCTTGAACCACTGTGCATCATCATATAGTGTACCAATATACCATGGACTAGGAGCAGCGTGTGCAAAGTTATAGTGACCAAAAGAAATTGCATGGCTAACTTTTGCAAATTGTTCAAGATTTTCTAGTAGCTGGTATGCATTGCTTCGCAGTTTTAGACATGTAGAGTTCCATATATAAATTGCAGCTTTTTCAGTAGCCATTGCAGGCCCTCTAAACCCGCAATCATCACGTGTACATGCAACAGCAAATTTAATAAACGGTGTTTGTTTCTCTCCAGTATCATCTACAATTGGTGGAGATAGATCATCTGTTAGAACAACTTGTACAGAACTGTAACAAAACGGACACACACTCTGTAGCATTATTTCACTTATCCCTTCTAAAAGGCTTGTCTTTACGCCATATTTTAAATGCTTGTCTACGTTCTTTTGTAGGTGTAGTTGCACAGGGGCAGTTGTTTGACAATTCACATTGTTTAGGATTAACAAACAGCTTACAATCGGCTGCTATTTGCAAACACTTACCTGTGCAAGCTTTTGGTATGCTTCCCATATCTGGACAATACCCTGAAGCACAAAATGTTGCGTAACCTGTCATGTATGGGCAAGCATGTACAACGCGGTCAGTTTTTTTGGCCTGTTTCTCCTTATGAAGTCTAGAATCAGGCTCTGAAAAAATGTTACTATTCACTTTGCTACTTTCAAAAAGGTGTTGCTAAAAAGAGGATAGAATTAAGAGAGTAGGCAATTTCTACCTACTCTCTATTATTCTAATTATGCGGAATTACTCTGCGTCGTCAGCGTGGGATTCAGCAATAGCAGCGTCCAGAAGAATTGCAATAACATCAACAGCAGCAGACTTAGCTTCGTCATTAACCAAATCAGTAGCGTTAATCATCTTACGCACTGACTTAAGACGCTGTACCTTATAACTCTGAGGCCCAGTAGAAGCTTTCTTAAGTGCGCGTGTTTCTACAAGAGCATCCAGGTCAGAAACATGCACCCACAACTTATTACGTCCACCAGGATTATCCAGTGCTGGTCGTTTCACAGCGTCCAAACGCTCTTCTCGCACCATCTTACGCAAAGTCATAGCATCGACACCAGCATACATTGCCGCTTGACGAACATCGAGCATGCTCTCTGCATCTGGCACAATTTGAATAGTAAACCTGTCAGACATTAGAATCCCCCTAATATGTTCTTGAAAAAAATATAACTCTCTGCACGTGCTCATCTAGTATAGCAGAAACGGGTCAAATGTCAAGCAATTTTGAGTAACATTAACATTCTGTAATCTTGCTACGGTGGGTGAATCCAGCGCCGGACTTTGACATTTTCAGGCATTTTTGGTCTCAGACATAGCTTCTAGAAACTCGCCATAGTTTGCCCATGGCATATTGTCCCATATAAACTTGTATAGCTTTGTAGCTTCATCACCTGTGCTACTTACAATGTGTGGTGGTTTTTTGTTTGCATCAAGAATATGATTGATAACTTTGATAAGCACACAAAGTGTATATACAATTTCAATTGTAGTATGCCATTGTTTATGTGTAATTATTTTTCTCACTTTACTATATAATTAAATTCATTTGCAGCGTACTTTTTCAAAACTTCTATCCATGCAGTTCTATCTGCTCTTGTTATTGCAGCCTGACTAAATCCAGCAAAATTAGTGCGGCCACAGTTTGAGCACCAATATTCATCTGCGTGCCACAACTGATATGGATTACCATCGTTATCAAGTTCAAGAATTTCAACACCTGATATAACATTAGACATACATGTCATACACTCTTTACAAACTATTTTCATTAGTTTTATCCCCCTGTGTCGCTTTTATTTGTTGCCTAATGTGATCTACGATTTTATTCTGTGCATCTGGGAACAATGCGGCAGTTTCGTCTGTGAAATCTGTAATGAGAAACAACCAGCTAGTAGGTATTTCTAGCACAGCAGCAATTTTTATAATTGTTTTAAGTGTAGGGCTGCGTCTGCCTCCTTCAATAGCACTCCAAGGTGACGGATTTACAGTAGATTCTACTCCACAGGCTGTTTGTGTCATACCATGCATTGTTCTAATAATGTACATGGCATCACCCAGAGTTTTAATTGTATCGTATTGTGGTTTAATCACACTTGCCTTCCAAACTTTAGAAAGTATACTTTATTATGGTCAATTATTCTTGCATACAATACAAATTCATCGTAGCCTAGCGCCATCAATCTTTTAATATTATCGTATCTTTCTTCTACAGAATAGTATACCAGCCTGCCAGCAACAAATTTAATTTGTACCATAACACCATACCTTACAGTAGTTTATAAGTTCTTGCCAATGTATTTTTGATATGTCTATACTTTGTTCACATGGTGTCTCCGTTTCTTCTTCTGCCATAAAGATTACATTCATTACAAGACGCTGAAAGGTTAATACTTTTTGTGTCCTAATTAGCATTGCTACAGCATTTCTGTAATGGCTTGTATCTAGCATATTATAGATTGTTTGGGTTTCAATATTTACAAATAGCCGATTTTCTGGATCATAAGTATATACCTTACTCAATGCTGCTACATATCCTGTAATATACCCAATAAGTTCTTCCAGTGTAATTTTTTCCTGTACAGGTTTAAATGGATATGCTATCTTAAATCCACCAGAGGCATATTTTACCAAACGCCAAGATTTTTTCTTATCTGTATTTGCACCATAACAGCCATGTGTGAGTGTTCGTAGAGTAGTCAATTGTTTTCTCAAAAGTTCTAAGTTTTTAGCTTCTTGCATAGTCTAAGAGGCCCCCATTGGAAGTTTTTATAAAAAAGTTCAGTCTTCTAAAAAAAAGAGTACCCTTTGTATCATTGCTAGTTTTTACCAAATACAACTCCTAGCAGTGCTCCATCTATGAATGCTTCAAACTCTTGTATAGAAACAGTTGTACCATTAACAGGCCACAGTTGCGTAGTTTTACCAGCAGAGTTAGTAACAATGTTAAGGTAAAATGCATTGCTACGACACACAACAGAAAATGTACCCGTAACATCTGTTTGTAGTTGCTTATTTAGTTGTTCTACTTTATTTAGAATGTCTTGCATACTGTATAACCCTCGTACATATTCTCTTTTGGTCGCAGTGCTACAATACCATGCCAGAATGGCCTATACTTTTTAATGTTGTATATATAACACCAGAAACACAAACTACTTGTATGTCTAACTTTTATTAGTTCATCTTGATGTATAGATATTTGTTTTGCTATAACAGTAACGTCTTTACTAGACCAGTCCATGTTAATTTCTTGTAATGCTACCATATAACGTAGCGCATCACTTAGCCTTTCTGTACTACCAGTACGATAACCTGTAGGTGTATGTGTAATAGTCCAGTAGGGATATATTCTATTACCAATATTACGAGTAGCAAAAAATCCATTACGGCGACCCTTTACTGCCCTAAATTGTGGCGTACCTGAATTAGGGTAGCATTCATGATAATAGCTATTCATTTGTAATTTCCTCTATAAACTATTTACAGTATACTTTGTTTCCTTTTGTGCCGTATCTCGTTTTTTCACAAAAACGCGCGAATTTCACCAAGTCCCTTAAGACCTTAGTTTGTTACAGTGTGCCAATTATGTTCATTTACTTTTCGTTCTAGGTGTACCATACCGAAACATACTGAAGATATCAACTCACCACATACACGATGATTTAAAAACCACTCAAAATCTACTTGCTCTACATACCATCCTGGTGGTAGCCATTGATTCATGCGTCTTTTTGTAGTCATAGTTTGCCAATTACCAGAATCTAGGTAACAAAACTCAACGCCGTCCTTAATACTAAATGTTACAACATCTGTATTATGATATGTAACTGCAACAGAATTATACTCAGTTCTACTTACATAGGTTGCCTTTTTCTTTGTGGCTCTATGGCTACTTCCACGCAAAAACTCTACTACATCATAGTAACCGTCGTAATTTTTAGCCATTGTTATTTACTCCCTAGTAGTTGATTATACACACCATCACGATGACCCCAAATACTACGACCCATAACTGTTGCAATCCACAATTCGTCAGGTGCATTTTCATATGACACATTTACAACCAATTGTGGATCATTATACACCGAAACACGAGCACCGACAATTTTACCATAGGCAAGTCCTTTCACTTTCACAGCATTAGTATTATCATTTACATTACTAATAAATTTCTGCAAGGCTTCTTCTAGCGTCATAGGAAAGTAAATATTGTTCAATTTATTAGTCATTAGAATTGCCTCGTTGTATTTACGCCAGCGTCACCAACAATCCTATACATATTGATATATACATCTTTTGCAGGTTGCTTGGACAATGTTTGTATAAATGCGTTTACAGCATCTACAGCAACTATATATGCATCTACCCAATCTATACTATCCAGTTCCCAACACTTGTTATATGCACGGTTGCACAGTGTATAAGTAACATCGTCTAGTTTATCATGCAACTTATTCAAAATATCTTGTGTTGGAGTAGCCATATAAAATAGCCAATCAGGATCAAATGAATCGTAGATTTTAGTTGCCGTTGCATTTATATTATACTCATTATCAACCGACCAAATTTCTATAATCTCGCCATCAGTTGCTACAATAGCTAGTTTTTGGCCCTCAAAATCTCTATACATGATAGCTACACCAGCAGGAACCTGTGTTAGCATACATAGAATATCTTGACTATTTGTAACCCACTCTGCTATTTCAGACAATTCAGTAACTGCTAACTGTTTCGGCATCATTTGTTACACTCCAATAACTGTTGTATAGCTTGCCGGCATTTTACAAAAAACGCGCGAAAACGACCAAGTCCTGTGAGACATCAGTTTGTTTGCTACTCTGTACTTTCACGTGTGTTTTCAAAAACATCATCCCAATCAACTTCCTTAAAGTCTATATAGTCGTCTGAAAAGCCATATTGCTTTAGTTTCATTAGAAACAACGGCATAATATTATTTATCAATTCTATTAGAGTATCAGCATGTCTTGCAATGAACTCACAAGCACTATCGTTAGAAATAACCAGGAATACTTCGTCTGTACTCCATTTATCGAATGGACTATCTGCGGCATATGCATCGTTCAATGCTTGTTTTAGCAACATTAGTTTTCCTCTTGTGCAGTATAGCAGTCTGCTTCTGGTAGCGCAGCTAGTTTTATATCGAATACATCGTCATACAAATTAAAATTAATACTTGCAAGAGCTTCTGGTGTAAGTACAGACATACCATAAGTTCCGAGCATTGCATAATACATTTTTTGAAGAGCAGCATTGAACATTTCTCGTGTTTGATTTTTAGAATATTCACCAAACGGGAATCTAAAAGAGATACACAAATTAGTTGCTATAAAACATGCTTCGCTGTCAGAATAAGTAGTAGTAAAAGTGAATGACGGTGTACAATACGGAGTAAATCGTGTATGGATACTAAAATAGCTATTCTTAAGCATTGTCTTGCTCCTCTTGAAGTTGCTGTTGTACTAGTTGCCAATCTACCAATTCTATGGTATTAGGAAACTCTGAAACATCTCCTCTTGCAACGTAAGAAAAAGTAATTGTATCTTCTTTCAAAGCCCATTGTAGTTGCTTTGAATATTTTAATACAGCCAAAAGGTATTCTGTTATAACATCCGTAATATAGCCTACCATAGCAACAAAAATAATAATCTCATCCCAAGCTACTCGCATACTGTTTAATGGTACTGGTAGCCCTTGTTTAACAAATACAATAAAGTCTTGTATGCTCATATCAGCTACTGCATTTATTGTTTGTCTACGACGAACTAACCTCATACATCCATTTTTACTAGAGTATCCCATAATATACCTGTATACTTCTAGTGTATCATCATCCCAGTTATGAAATCCCAGCAACTTATGCAACATTGTTAGTCCCACTTAATTGTGTACGCTCTTAGTACATTCCTAAACACTTGAGGCCAAAAAATATCGTCTGAGTTAATAATCATACCTGTTGTTTTTTGTACATATTCTTGCACATCCGCTGCAAAAAATGTTGGTTGTTGTATATCTCTATGAAGTTGTGTCAATTCCAAATCAGCAAGTAGCAACTGTTGAACCTGTTTAGTTAGTGCAAACTGTACTTTTAGCATATACGTTACTTCTAGCGCATCATTATATACAACATTAATTTTACCATTGAAGAGTTTGTATTGTACAAGTAACGCATACGTTGCACTGACTACGTTAGTATCTATACACGCAAAAGCTGCTTGCACAGCAGGGATATACCTATCTGTAGATTCGTATGTCTGCGTTACAATATTGTAAACGAATACAGCCTTAGTTGGCATACTCCTATAACAATGCATACGTGGCATTTCATATTCCATTAGATATACTCCTGTAGTACAAAAGAAATACTATACATCGGATGCTTCATTTTACAACCTTTCCAGTATATATACGTGCATTTTGCATCCAAGTATCTATAATCCCATACACTTCATGTGTCATAGCACTTGACAATGAAAACACTCCCATATCTGTTGATATGTCAGTTACGTAATCTATCAAAAGTAGTTCTAGTGTCTTCTTTACAAGTACTTCTGATTCTGTCATTGCAGATACTTGCAGATAATCAGCCAGTGCTACCAAATCATATTCTTGCAAAGGAATACCAGTGTCTACAAGTTTTAGAATAGCAAGTGGCCTTATTGCAATACTCTGCGAGATAAAGTTAGTTGCACACTTTCGTACACATTCAACAAACCACTCATAGAAAAACCATTCGTATTCAAATTGCACAGTACTGCTTTTCTTTTCGTATCGAATAGTTACTTGAAACATGTTATACTCCTACTAGCACACAGCACAATGATAAATATATGGCCACAAACAAAGATTTTCAGAAACTACGATACCGTATCCTAGCTTCAGATACGTTCTACTAGATTTACTAAATATACACAAATTATCTTGTGATACTGCAGAAATAGTGTCTAGCAGTTTTGCTACTTCACTAGAATATGTATACACTGCATTGATGTACATATACACTTCAAACCAATTAACATCTGCATAGTGTTGCATAATTGTTTGTGGTGCAGAAGTACACAATTCAATAAGTTCTGGCATATTTACTAACCACTTACTAAAATACTGCATAGTGGCTGAATAAAATGCTATAGAATATCTAGTAGAGCCATCAGATGTACACTTGTCAGATAATAGCTGTTCAACAATTGCTCTCTGTGTAAACTTCCAAGTAGCAGGATCAAATGCGTTATACATCTTTAGTTTCCTCTTTTTCCATACATGCAATTTTGTTTAGCAGCCTATGTTGTAGTATATTTGAACTTCGCATTTCAAAATTTACATATTCTAGTAACCTTTCGTGTATATCTACCATCCTTGTTACATGCGTATACGTCATTGTGTATGCTGCTTTATATAGTTCAAAAACTATATCTGTGTATTGTACCATACATACACCTGTGCAATACAAAGTTACCCAATCAACAAGTCCATACTGTTCCTCCATTTTGGCCCATTCAATATGGTCAGTCAATAATCTTGCAAAGCGTTCTTTTAGGGCTAATGCACTAGCACTAACGGTTTTTGTATCGTCTGATACAAGTGACACAAAAATCTCTTCTGCTGATACTTTTCTTTTCACAGAAACTGGCTGAAGCCCATTCATTTCTTGTAGCAATACTCTTATAGCAATACCTGTTGTGTAGCTAGTATTGTCATACATTACTTTGTCCTTTGATGCATACATTAGTACTGCTCCTTCTTCTTTATTATGAGAGTGTACAAATAGTTCCAGTCAATATGCTCTCTATCGAAAATCAAACGCTCACTTCTTGTAGCTACAGCTTCTAGTGATTGCTTGAATTGCATAACAGGACAAGGTTTGTATATATTATAACTAGCAAGAGCTTTTGCTAGTTGCATAGTTCTAGAACGCACATATAGCAGATATGCATAAATTGCATCCCACTGTATACGTGCATAAAGTTTTTCTGTTAGACAATATGGCACATATCCATTATTCTGTGCTTTTATTCGTTCTATAACTTCTGTAGGCCACAATAGTTCGTTTACAACAATAAGCGAATCATATACTGCTTGTATACGCTTAGATACGTACTCAGATTGTACTTGTACCTCATAGCCATTTGTACCTACAAGAGCGCATAGGATAGTTTTTTCTACGTCACTAAAATGTTCTGGTAGTTGTGTAATAAGCATTGTTTATACTCCCTTATTTACTACGCACATAGTGTATAGGTAGTGCCAGTCTACACAGTTACAAGCAACGATCAGTTTTTCTCCTGCTGTAATAATCCTTTTCAGTTCATGTTCAAATAGCTCAGTAGGCATAGCATAGAAAGTGTATCCTGCCATACCACTTGCAAGTCTGCGTGTTACAGTACCACAATAGGAGATATAGTGATAAATTGCGTCCATATCTACTACAGTATCACCAACGTCTATTTGACTGAAAGAATAGGGTGTAGTATATTGAGGTAGCAAGCTGTATATGTCATGCAAATTCTTATACCATGCAATTTCGTTATAAGCTATATTCGTTTGTATATACACTTCCTGGATGCACTTAGCTTGTGTAGCAGAAAGTTCCGCCCTATAAGTAGACGGTACAAGAAGTTCTCGAATAAATGTTATTTCTGAAAAAGTAAAATGCTCAGGAACTTGTGTGTGATACATTATTTCATACCTGCCTTTAGTTTATCGTTTTTAGTTGCTGGGCGTTCAAATCCTAACATAAACATATCATCATCACGAATAGATACTAGTGTAGAACTCCATGCACTATCATTAAAGTAACCATCCCAACCATACATATTGTCTAGTTTATCACAATGCTCATTTATGCGCATAATCTCGCACAGGGGGAGATATGTTTCACTCCTATAGTCATATAGGTACATTGTTTCATCGCCTATATTATCCCAATATGTTTTATCGGACGTTGGTAACTCTTGATATGATATAGTTTCCTCTAGTTCCATACTAAAGTCAACTGCCATATAACCATTATCCGTAATATACACATATGTACCTTCGTTAGTCATTAGTGTCTACTCCTGCAAAGAACGGCACCTATTTGATTGCGCACTACAACAGACATATCATTAACATTTTGCCACGCTTCTAGTTTGTTCCAATCAATCTTTAGTGCCAAAAGTTCTTCTACCGCTGCTTCTGCCCAACGCAACAAGTCAAATGTCCAACAAGTACAACCTGACTTTCTTAGGAATACTTCATAGTACACATTATCATGTTGCATTCTATCTTTTCGTTTCACAATAGAAAATGCACCATGCGCATACCCTAGTGTCTTTACTTTGGCACCATCTTGTTTCCAATCCCTTATTACCACACAACTAAGTTTCCGATTAGGCATTATTTAGCGCCTCTTTTTCTGTTAGACAAACTAGTCCAAGATCATTTTGTGTCAAGTAGTCATATCCGTACATCCCATATTTTATTGGTACTTGTACTCTATTAATTGATCTTTTCCATGTCTTTACTTTTCCATTGACACGCCATCTTTGCGGTGTACCATCACCATTGCGATGCATTATATGATACAAGATTGTACCATGCGTAAGGTTCTTTGCCTGTTCTAGTGTGATAGCCATACTATTCTCCTACATCCCTAGTAACGTCCAACATAATACGGAACATAATTTTTCGTACCGAGTGAGAGTCTACTAGCATGACAGCATCAACCATGTATTCTAGAAACCTATGTGGTTTCGCATTATAGTTGATTGCGTTTAACGCTACTAGCATTAGAAACCAAGGAGTAGAACTCGTGCTTTCCCTAGCAAGTTTTATATGCTCAGTAATTTCACCTCTTGTACTATTCTCAAATAGTTTTAGTATATCAAAGAATGTATCGTAACTGCTATGATACTCATTGATACCTTTTGCCAGTATTGTAATATAGTGTAGTGCTTCTTGTGTTTGCATTATAGTGCTACCATGCTTTCTTGAGGATCAACAGTGACTGTTTCACCATTTGTTAGGTCATAATACATATACCCTATCGTTCTTACTGGCATCGCCGAGTGTACTGTTACCCACGTTTCTTGCAGGTACGTTTCGTCGCAGTCATCGTATTCTTTACGTGCAACAAAAACCCAGCCAACTTCTTTTACATCACCATCATTGGCTAGGTCTATATATACTTTACTTATACACCTTCCATACTCTCTTTGCATTGCATGATACAACTCGCCACGTGTAGTACAATCGGTCTCATAAACATCGCTCTTATATATTAGGCTACTATAGGAGGCATTGTAGATACTTTCTTGAACAAACAAATTTTTCTCTGGCATTAGATTCTACCTCTATTCCAAATATCAACTGCTATTTTTTCTGTATCAGCAGTAGGCCCACGAGAATCGCACAGGGTGCATTGTACATAATAGTAAGGTCTTTTAGTAGGCGACTTTTCACATACTACTACTTGTTTGCTACCACACCATCAGTAAGTTCTTGCAATACTCCTCCTATGTATTGCTGTGCCACATGCTGAAAAATAGTTGCACTATCACACTTTAGACTATCGAGACCATCGGTAGTATCAAAGATTTCGTGCGTTCTAATCTTGATACGACCAATGTAGTAGTATATAAAAAACCAATCTATAACATCTGCTGCGACATCGAAAAACGAATCTGTAAACGTATCTGGTAATTCAATCTGCAACCTCTTAATAGTAACATACGTAAACAGTTTAAATGATTCATTGGCAGTGTTGTAGACAGCGATAATACGTTGTCTATAGGCTTTATAATATGTGGGCAAGACACCATCGCCAACATGAATAAGTTGTGTCAGGATCATTCGCTCTTGTTTAGTAATGTTCTGTGGAAACTGTTTTGGGTTCATGTTTTTCTCCTATAGCAAACAATATACACTGGCGCAGTTGGCCACACCCTAGGTTACCACACCAACATGAACAAACTATGAAAAACCAAAAATGTAATACCACAGATACGCATGTAGTCAAAAAGTTTGCTCTGCTTTGCAGTTGACGCCGGATCATTTGCCGTGGTTTGGTGTATTATATTATTATATTATTACATTTTTAAATGGAGAGAGAGAGGAAGAGAGAAAGAGAGGGAAAGAAAGACTAAAACGTCCTAACACATATGTGTTACATAGCGTGTATCCATCTAGCCCAGTCGTAGGACTACTATAATATAATAATCTAATTTTATAATATATATATATAATACTCCTCTTCACCATGGTTGACAGCTAGTTTTTTACTGTTTATTGGCTCGCAGATTCTAATAGAATTACATTTTGTTTTGAATACTCTAGTGAGTCCGTCAAGTATTAGGGGTCATTCTGAATAAATAGAAAATGTAACAAAAAAACAGCACTAAATTATGTCAACCATTATTATAAAATTCGGATAAATTTTATAATACGACTGGGGTTTACTATGGTGCTGTGCAGTTCTATATGTTAGCGTGGCTAATAACATACACTGGTTATACACTGTTCTACCTGTGCCTACGCTGGGAGATATTATATATAAACACTAGTCTTATGCGAAGTTTGTAGTTTGTAGGATAGTCTCGTTGTAAGTTTAACGTAAAGAGAGTAGTCTCTTATAAACTTTGCTGGTGTAATAAGTTTACATAATATAAGTTAACATAACAAAAAAAAACATAGGTAGGGGCAATGGCTGGCATAATATTCTTGTGCATACTATACGCTAGTGAGACTATTCTATTGTAGAATATGTTTGTCATAAAATATCTTTTACGATAATAGTATGAGCCGGTTTGTGAGACCAACCCATACTACACTGCACTATTCGGATGATAGGCAGAACGTGCGATCAGGCATATTGGCCAGTCTGCAAGAGGGATTATAGCAGTACACTACCAACGTATTGTTCTTGTCATGCAATGTACGCCAGTCTGCACTATAACCCATTGGTAACAGACGCTTGATCTCGTTTTGCATATGTTGTAATGCTTCTTGCCTATTTGTGAAGCGCTGATATACTCCGGCACCGTGGCCAGCACCATAAAAGGCATAGTCTGTGAGTGTTGTTTTCACGGTACATACTCCAATGTTGAGAGTGTAGACTATGTTTGTGTCTAGCCTACACTCTGTACTGTGCTGTGATACTACTCGTCCTTACCGCGTTCCGCATAATCTACATTATAGGCTGTGCGGTAACGTTCAATCGCCGCTGTGAATAATGCCCGTTGTTCTGGTGTCAACTTTTTGTCTAGTGACACCCTTTTGGCTATCCTATCACAAGATGCTATAGACGGACGTGTACTTTCCGGATGGTCAATGGCGTTTTGTTTCTTTGCTTCCTTTGCTTTGCGAAACTCACAGTATACTGCAAGGCTGGCCTTGTCGATTCTTACGCGACCCTGATTGTTCTTGCTTGCTGCTATTTTGCCCTTGGCGATTAGTTGACGAATGTAAACTTGTGTAACTCTTGCAGCTTGTGAAGCTTGAACAACTGTTACGCTATTTGATTCGGTCGCTTTTTGCGCTGTCATGATATAAACCCCTTTGGTTGTTTGGTAACGTACTCCATTATACGCCAACATAGACGTATAGACGCGGTTGGTCGTACCCTACTAGGTTTGACCGCCTAGAATCCTACCGCCATTTTATGATAGTTACCGCCTATGTTGTGTGGCCGCTAGCTTGGGCCGCGATACAATGCAAGCACAGTATAGCATACAATCCGGTTTGTGTCCATAGTCTATACGTTAACATTTGGTTAATATTTGCAACACAAATAGTTATGTTAACATAACAAACGTAAAGACTGCGTAAAACCAACTTACAAGACTATATATTGTTTTGTTACAGTTAAGCCTAGATTGTAGGATTATAGCATAGTTTGTGAGTGTTTTAGTTTGTTTTGCTCGGCTTGTGTGTTTGTTTACGTTCTTGCACTGTCAAGGCGAGATTATATCTTTATGTTGCGGTTTGTTGTAGTCGTTTTCTTTTTGGTGTAGTATGCTGAAAACCACCTGCCCTCTCTACTAAAAACTGCCGCAACTTTTTAGGTACTAACAGTTTCTTGTCATATTTTCGCCGAAACTATAACACTAATTTGTCACTTGACTTTGTAGGACTTTGCGAATATACTGGACATACTATGCAAGCAGAGATTCTAGACCAGGACAACACATTGCTTCTAGCACCTGGGGCCTTTTCAGAGTACCAGTACGCTATTCGAGCGATGCTTTGCTCTGGGTGGTCAGCAGCCCGCGTGGCAGAGCACTTGCAAGAAACCAAGGGTGTCCAAGTCCCCGTAGCTCAAATTGAAGCATACTTGAGTACTATCCCAGAAAAAGAAAAGCTAGAGAACTCGGTACTACAAGAGCGATATAAGGCACTGGATGTTAAGATTGATGCTCTTGGCGAAATGGCAAGACTACTTAGGTTGTCTTCAGATAGACTAGGTGCATCGCTAAGTATTGAAGTGATGACCAAAGAGCGTATTGGGTACACTGATGTAGCCATCGCAAACTACTGGCGTATGCTTGGCGAGTACATAGAAGTTAAACAAGGTATGGGATTGCTACCAACTGCCACAAAAGTCCCTAGCCTAAATCCTGGTGAAGCTAGTGGCTCATCAGATTTGCCAACATTAAGAGCTATGTTTAATGTGCAAGTCAATACAGGGGTACAACCTAGTGAATCTCACGTCAGGCGATCTGATTCTTATAAGGGAAGCAGTCCAGAGGAACTTCTCGATAGCGCAGCTAGAGGAAGCAGGGTATCTCGAACAGACTCCTAATAGAGAGTTCCGTAAACAGCTTGCAGAACTGGACTTGGAGTTTTTCGTTCAATTCTACCTTGGACACCATTTCGACTGCAACCCAGCACCTATGCATCGTGTTATGTATAAGACTATTCAAGACGCTCTTGCTACACCAGGGAAGGTAAACAACGCACTAGTTTGGCCACGTGGCTTTGGCAAGACAACTACAACAACCCTGGCTGTGCCTCTCTGGTGTGTATGCTTTCGTAAGCGTAGATTTATCCCTATCATCTCCGACTCTCACGCACAGGCAAAGCAGCAACTTTCAACAATCAAAGACGAGATAGAACACAATGAGCGAATCAAAGAGGACTTTGGTTCTTTAAAAGGCTCAAAGTGGCAAGAAGACGATATCACGACCAGGAACCGAGTTAAGATTATTGCACTCGGTGCTCGAATGAAAATTCGTGGTCGTAAGTTCCTACAGTTCCGGCCAGACTTGATTATCGTAGACGATATTGAGAACCTGGAAGGTGTTCAATCAGGAGCGCGTCGTGAAGCTCTAAGACAGTGGTTCTGGCGATCTGTCATGAATTCTGGATGGAGTGATACTAAAGTCTTTGTTGTTGGAAACTTTCTGCACTTTGACTGCCTTCTTTACACCCTCGTGCAGAATCCCCTGTTTCAATCTAAGATTTACCAAGCTGTACCTAACTGGGCAACTAATGAAGACCTATGGGAAACTTGGACTGACAGACTAACAGACCTTTCTGACCCCGATAAAGAGAAAACAGCTAAAGCGTTCTTTAACAATAATAAAGAAGAGATGCTATCCGGTGCCGCGTCTGCATGGCCAGAAGCTTTTAGTTACTACGATCTTATGGTAACTAGAGTTTCAGGTGGTACATCTGCATTTGCTACTGAGTTGCAGAATGAACCTGTTGATCCAAAAGATCGTATGTTCCATTCATGGGAAACTTTCCGTATGGAATATAGAGAAGGTACTCTTGAAACAAAGGCTGGTATCTGGCTTGTTCCTAACAACGGCACCCCCTCTGTGCCTCTGGCCTCCTGTGCAATTTTTGGGTTCACTGATCCAAGCATGGGCGCTACTATACGATCAGACAGGTCAGCGATTGTGCTAATTGCAAAGTCACCTACTAGACAGATGTTTGCTATTGTCGCAGATGCTAAACGTAGACCACCAGATGTTATTATCAATGCCCAGAACAAGTATGCTAGACAATACCCAATTGCAAGGTGGCGTATTGAGAAGAATGCTTTTCAGGCTATGTTTGCCACTGAGTCTGCTAAGCGCTCTAGAGAAGATGGTGTGTATCTTCCTGTAGAGCCGTACAACCAGTTGGCCAACAAAGCTATGAGGATCAACTCGCTACAGCCGGACTTAGAGAATGGGTACTTGCTACTGAACGAATCCGGTCAAGAAATATTGAAACGAGAGCTTGCTGAATGGCCTGCTGGTGCTCATGATGATGCTCTAGACGCACTAGAGGGTTGTAGGACTCTAGCAAAAAGCTTTGAAGCACAAGGCTCTATGGAGCTTGTACAGGCAGAGGCCCATAGATTCACACCAGATGATTCTCCTACTGCTGCATTTAGACCTGCACTATCAACAGACCCGTATGCTAAATATGATGAACTTGCAGATAAACGAGCTAGGGAACTTGCAAAAGAACGTGGTGAAGAAATAGAAGAAGTTGAGCCTATATTTGTTCCGCTAATGTTTTTGTAAAGGGGGATCACGGTGACAGAGTTTGTGTCTGGCGTGTGGCTATTGTGGCAAGAAGCTAAGAAGGTGCTATTGCTACTTGGAGTTATCTTGGTTTTTACTGTCTGTGGTAGTATTGTTATGTTAGTACTAACAGAATGTTTGTCTCTGCTTATTGATGGGAGATTTTAAGCCAATGACAATTCCGATTGTTATTCCGACGTACAATGCAGTTCAGCATATTCACCGATGCATGAGGGCTTTGCCACAAACAACCACTGTGCCATACGAAGTTTTTATTGCTGATGACTTTTCCTCTGAACATGCATTGCATACTTACCTAGATGAGGTTAACGAAGACGCTGATACGACTGTATTCTTTAGTGACAAACGTCTAGGTTACGCAGAGATTAACAATTGGGCAGTGTCACAAATACCAGACTCTGAATACATTTGCTTTATGAATTCAGATATCGAACCTACGGCTGGCTGGCTATCTGCTATGCTTGGTGAAATGGAAGTTGATCCTACTGTCGGAGTTGTTGGTGCAAGACTGCTTTATCCCGATACAAGAGAGCGTGGTACAAGATTTAGAGTACAACACGCAGGTGTTGCTAGAACGTCTCTGTGCTATCCGTATCATCCGTTTCGTGGGTGCCAAGCAGTTGATCCTGATGTAGCAATACGTAGAGAAATCAATGCTGTAACTTTTGCATGCGTTCTTGTACGTAAAGAAATATGGGATAAGCTAAACGGACTAGATGAAGGCTATATCGGTGGTAACTTTGAGGATGTAGACTTTTGTTGGCGTGCTAGGGCAGAGGGTTATAAAGTTGTGTACCAACCTAGTGCTACGCTGTACCATTATGAACATGGGTCTGGAACAGACTGGGTAGAGAAATACTCAGACCAGAATTGTATTAGGCTACGTAAAAAGTTTGCGCACCTTAAAAGTGATGAACTGTTGTTTGGAATACAACCAGAAGAGATAGAAGAAGTAGTAGTAGTTGTAGAAGAACCTAAACGCAAGGAGACTAGAACCGTGGCTATCAGTGTTCCTAATGTTTCTGTAATCGTCACTACTTATGAACGTAAGAAACATCTTAAGCTTTGTCTTGAAGCACTTGCATGTCAGAAAATGCCTTTTTGGAATTATGAAGTTATTGTTGTTGACGATGGTGGTACTGATAACAGTGATGAGGCTGTTACTGAAATTAAAGCAGCCTATCCTGACTTGAATGTGCAGTATTCTTGGCATGTGCATGATGGTTGGGGCCTTGCTAAGAGTAGAAACCTTGGTGCTGCAAAGGCTACTGGAGAGTGTCTAATCTTTATTGACAGCGATATTCTTCTTAATCCAACAGCTCTAGCTGCATATGTTGAATTGTATCAAGATGAACCTGATAGAGTTATTGGCGGGTACTATAAGTACCTTATTGCAATGAATATTACAACTACAGATGTTGAAAATTGGTACGATATTTGGAATATGAAGCTAGAAGAAGTGCCTATGGTACAGCACGAATATCAGCTTCTAGGTACTGATGTTCGAGAAGCACACTTTAATCAAGGGCGCCTCGGTGTAGATTTGTTTGCAGATGATACAATGTTGCATAAGAATCCGTTTTCCTTGCTCGGTGGCAACTTGATGATACCTAGACATATTTGGCAGTTGACAGACGGCTTTGATGAAAATATTACCCATTATGGTGGAGAGGATGCTGAGTTCTCTTTGCAAATAGCTGCGCTACATTATCCATTTAGCTTTTCTAAGGCTGTTGGAGGCTGCCATATGGCGCACACTAAACATCCTGGTGCTGAAGAGAAGACTAAATTGGCAATAGACTATATCCATAATAAATGGCCTGAATGGTTTACAGAGCATGGTTATCCTATTTGGACTTTCTCTGGCTGGGAATATCCTAATATTGATGAGGATTAACCAATAAAATGTACCCAAGTATGACTGGTACTGCCCTATCTGTAATTATTCCTATAGGCGATAATCGTGAAGCTAATCTAGATTTAGTTCTATGTGCTCTAGAACAACAGACGTTTAAGCGTTTTGAGGTGCTTATTTGTCATGATGGTACTAAGTCTCTAGATACACTAGTTTCACAGCATAGTGGATTAAAAATTATATACCTTCACGAGCCTCGAAAAGGCCACATCAATCTAGGAGCAGTAAACCGTAATCGTGGTGCTACTGCGGCTTCTACTGACTATCTGATCTTTATAGATTCAGATATTGTGTTGAACCAAGGAGCACTCTATGCCTATTATAACGACTTCTGTAATTTTTCTGTTCGGGCTATCTGTGGGCCTTATCACTGGCTTCCTCCTATGGAAGTAACTCAAGATACTTTGCTTAATCATTGGGATGATTTTGTAGGCTGTAAATTGCCGTTGTTATCTCAGCCACCCTATGCACACAATGTACATGATGATCCTAGACTAGTTCCTTGGGACTCTGTTTCTTCTAATGCGTTGTATTGTGATTACAGACGAGCTATCATGATGTTGTCAGGTAACTTAGCTGTGCATCGTAATATATGGACTAATGTTGGTGGTTTTTGGGACCATATACAATACGGTATTGACGGTGCTTTTGGCTTATCTGTATACGAAGCAGGGCATTCTTGGAGTTTCAATAGTGAAGCAGTAGGATACCATTTGTATCATGAAAGAACTCCTGGTATTATTGCAGACAAGAGTATGGAGACTATTTGTAATCATTTTCATAAAGATGCCTCTTGGTTAGGCCAAATGGACACTACAGTTGGTTGGCACTGGAATTCTAAAAATGGATAAACTTGTTGCTGTACTTGCTAATTTAACTAAAGGTATTGCAAGGTTGACTATTGCTGTTGGTGATCTACAAGAAGAAGTAAAGTCATTGCATGATAGTATTCAAACTCCTAAAAGCGTAATAGTAGAAAATTTTAGGTCTCCTGTTTCAGGTCGTAACATTTATGAGTAACGCGTATAGGGAACTGTTTGAATCAGGTCAGTGTCTTATTCCTGGACATACAGACTGTGCGCCTAGAGATTTGGCTAGGCATTTTGCTAGGTACACTTTTGCTGAACAGTATTGTACGGATCGTAGTGTACTGGACGCTGCTTGCGGTTGTGGATACGGCTCTAAAATGCTTTCTGCTGTATCAGCACATGTACATGGTATAGACATTAACCCAGTAGCTATTCAATATGCTTGGAAAGTGTATCCTGCACCAAATTTGGGGTACAGTGTGCAATCTGTGTATAACTTACATGTTTTTGAGCCTAACTTTAATACTGTGGTTAGTTTTGAAACTATAGAACATTTACACGATCCTGAAAGATTTATTAGAGCAGCGTTTCAAAAATTGACTCCTGGTGGTGTGTTTATTGCTTCAGTACCCCAAAGTGAACAATACGCAAGTAAGTGGCATGAATGGGACTTTACTAAGGAAGCGTTTCTAGAACTACTGAGCTGTTCATTTAATGCGTCTGATATTACATATTATTGTCAGAAACTTTCTGCGGAAATTATTCTAGACGGTACTTGGTCAGAGATACATGAAGTGCATATGGTAGTATGTAGGAAAGGTTAAAATGATGCCGAGTGTTCTTGTTACTGGTGGCACTGGTAGTGTTGGTAAACAAGTAGTTCTTGAATTGCTTAATCAATCACGCAATGTACGAGTATTTTCAAGAAATGAAGCCGCACAACATAAAATGCGGCAGGAAATTAGCTCAGCTAAACTAGAGTTTCAAATTGGTGATATACGAGATTATAACGCAGTTGAAACTGCTATGCATGGTGCTACACGAGTAGTACACTGTGCAGCACTTAAACATGTTCCTGTGTGTGAAGTTGCTCCCTCTGAAGCAATACAGACTAATTTGCTAGGCGCACAGAATCTTATCAATGCTGCTAAGAATACTCCAGGAATTACTAGCGTTGTTGCTGTTTCAACTGACAAGGCTTGTTCTCCTGGTGGTGTTATGGGGGCTACTAAGCTAATTATGGAACGTATGCTAGTGCAAGCATGTAGTGATAGTATTATACGCTTTAGCGCTGTGCGTTTTGGGAATGTTGTGCCTTCTCAAGGATCGGTTTTTCATATTTTTCTTAACAAGATTAAGCATGGACAACCTGTGCCTGTTACATCTGAGCGTATGACACGCTTTCTATTGCCTATACAGAAAACAGCGTCTGTTATTTTAGACACGTTGAATGGCGCATACGCTGGTGAAGTCTGGGTGCCTATGATTAAGGCAGCTAGAATTATAGACATTGCAAATATACTAAGCGAGGGACAAGTTTCTGGAGTTAGTATTATTGGTATGCGCCCAGGAGAGAAACTTCATGAAAGTCTTTTGACTATTGAAGAGGCAAGCACTGCTAGACGAGTAGGTAACTACATAGCTATTGAACCACCGTTTAGTGAGTCAGGTAATACGGTTGCTGGTGAGTATTCATCGAATAATGTATTAATGGATACTGCTGAACTTACAAGGTTTCTTGCGTATGCTTTGAAAGGACTATGGTATCCATGCCAAAATTTGCCTCAATACTAATTACAACTTTTAATCGTAAAGAACTATTTCGTGCAAGTATGGATACTTTGTTTGCTAATACATACTATCCTTTTGAACTGATTGTTCATGATGATGGTAGTGATCCAGACATGGTTGCAGTACTTATGGAAATGCATAAAAAAGGACAGATTTCTACGCTTATTCTTAATCCTACAAAACATAACCATGGACATGCTTTTAGTGCAGACCGTTGTTACAAGCTTGCAGAGGGTGATTACCATGTTAAAATGGAAGGAGACGAACAATATTTGCCTGGTTGGCTTACTAAAGCTATACACGCTATGGAGGTATTTCCACAAATAGGTATGCTTAGTTTGCAACAATTTTATCATACTAAGGATAGATGTAGTATAACAGAGAAAATTTCGTATCCTGAATGGGATAAATTTTCTTTAGCAACTCTTGAAAATGATGGCATTAAAATATCTATAGTTTGGTGCTCTCCTGGTGGTCAATTTATAACTAGACGTGAAGCATATGAACGTCATGGGCCTTGTTATCATGGGTACGTAAATCAAGAAATTATCGGTTTTCGTGCAAGGATTTGTCCGATGTTTAGACTACTAGCGCATAGTAATTCTAAAAAGTATCCAGCAGTTACAGATAAAGTAGCTCATTGGGCGCAGTATAGAAGTAGCGCATGGTTAGCTGCACTTGATCCTCCAGTAGTTTCAAGTCATTGGGGGCAAGCAAAAAGTTCTTTACAAATAGCAAGACCTACAATATCAGCAGACCCATATTTGTTGAATAAACAGGGAGTTCCACCAGATATTCTAGATGGGACAAGAGGGGAGTTTTTCTGTTCTTTTCCTGGGTTTAATCGCGGAAAAGACTTGGACAGGTTTGGAGATATAAATGTATATCATCCTATGAGGGGTAAATGATAAAAGGTTATGTAGCGATGTTAGAATCGTTACATGTGCAAGTTTCTGAAGAATACGATTGGCCAATTGAATGGATTAATTTTAGAATACACCCGTGTCCTCATTGGCCTGGGGTAGACTTGTATAGGAGAAGAATTCAACAGAACAGAGAGATTCCTCCAGTTATTTTATGCAAAGATTGTTACACAATTTTAGACGGATGGCACAGAGTAGCAGCACACTGGTTAGAGCATAAACAATTTGTTAAAGTACGTTTTGCCAATAGACATATTGGTGGAGCAAAGGAGAACTGCATCATGGCTAATGTTGATTGGATTGGAACGCTTAAACCTTGGAGCGCGTTGGGATGTGTTTCTGGATCGTATCATGCTAAGGATTGGGATGTACCAGCATTTGCTAAAATTAGAGAAGACCTAGAAAAGTTTGGTTGCACAGGGCCAGATATGCGTATGTGGGAACGTGTACGGTCTATTTGTTTTCTAGGTAATGTGGCTGGTAAGAAAATTCTAGACGTTGGAACACGAGAGAGTCTAGTTCCTCATTGGCTTGATAAAAAGCGTGCTGTTGTAACTAGCATGGATGTTAACACAACTCTAACTAGAAAAAATACTAACGTCAATGTTATTACAGGCTCTGTGCTTAATATGCCTCCGCAGTTTAGAACTGCATCATTTGATGCTATTCTTTGTACTGCTGTTGTTAAAAGCCTGTCAGATAAAGATGATGCTAAAGCTATTCGTAGTATGCTAAAGTACTTGAAGCCAAATGGTTTGCTTGCAGTTACTGTAGACATGGCACAAAAATTTGAAGACATGCCTAGTTTGGCTACTGGTGTACGGCTATATGATCCAGATGCAATCACTTCTAGGCTAGTACTACCTGCTAAAGTAAGCAAGGCAAAACTTGTAGGGCCTACAAACTTTTATAGAACAGACTGGACAGCTTGGCCTATTAGGTCACAGTCTCCTAAAGCTTTTGAACTAGGGTATAATGTGCAAGTTGGATTTATGCTGTTTAGGAAAACCCGTTAATGAAAATTGCAATTGTATGGGGGATGGGTGGTCCTAAAGTTTGGGATGGAAACAGTTTGCATACTGGCATAGGTGGCAGTGAAGCGATGCTGATATGCAGAGCAGAAGCATTTGCTGCTTTGGGGCATGATGTAACATGCTTTGCACCTGGAAACTTGGCCCCAAAACAGTTGAATGGTGTAACTTGGCAGTCTTTACCCTTTTGGCCTATGATGGATCATGACTTTAACTTTAGTAGCTTTGACGTGCTCATTTCGCTGCGGAGAGCTAAGTGGGGCAGTGCTGAAAATCCCAAAGTCCGAGCCTTCTGGGCCAGCGATCAAGCAGCGTATGACCTTGAGGATGCAGTAGCTTGTGGAGAATGCAATCTAATTTTTACAATCAGTGAATACCAAAAACAGTTGTATATGAAACTGTATCCAAGTATTCCTGAAGAACTTTTTATTGCTTCTAGTGCAGGAGTTCTTGCGACAGATTATAAAAGAGCTAGTATAAAAGACCCATATCTTTGTATGTATAGTTCTACATCAGAACGTGGTTTGCAACATTTAATTAAGCTCTGGCCAGCAATTTTAGAAAAGGTGCCTGAAGCTACACTAATAATTACTGGTGGTTTTGAACTTTATGGGATGTCTAAAAAACAAGCGTATAGACTGTCTGAAGGTCTCTATGGTATATCCAGTTATCTGCCAAACACTAAGTACGTTGGGCCAATTGCTAGAGATAAGTTGGTGTCTTGGCAACAACAAGCGTCGGTATTGCTGTATCCAAGTACATATGATGAAATGTGTTGTATTGTAGCACTAGAAATGGCAGCCGCTGGCTGTGCTATTGTAACTACAAAACGAGCGGCACTTATAGAACGTGTGAGACATAATCATACAGGATTTCTAGTTTCTGGAGAACCTGGAACACCAGAGTATGACGAAGCATTTGTAGCCTATGCAGTAAGGCTATTGAAACAGCCAGAAGAAGCTTTTGTATTTGGACAACGCGCTCATGATAACGCATTAGAGTTTAGTCACGCAACGATTGCTAGAGAGTGGACGCGTATTTTTACTCGGAGGTTGAAATGACAGTTAAATCGGTAGGTTGCGGTGGGTCACTAGGTATTGTTGCTACTAAACGAATTTCTACTGCAAAAGCTACAATTGCATGGAAACTTCGCAATGCTGTGAACCTTGTTAGAGGTTGGCGTATTACGCTTGTTCGTTTGTTTAACATGTCAGGTGCTATTGGTGCTTTGTATATTAGAGTACATAAGCAAAATGGTGACATTGTTAATTACGGTCTAGTTAGCCTTCGTGTTGTAACTACAGCATTTGTAAATTTTGTTGTTGACCAACTACAAGCTGAGACCTCTATATTTGGTGATTTTAAGTATCACGATTCTGGTATTGGTACAACTGCTGCGGTTGTTGGTGATACTGATATAGAAACTACTGATGGAGAATCTCGTGTTGCAGGTACTCAGACAGAGAGTGGTGATAATGTATATGAGACGGTAGCAACGATTGCGTACAGTACTACAAAAGAAATTACAGAGCACGGCGTGTTTAATGCTTCTACAGCAGGTACACTAATTGACCGTCACGTGTTTTCTGCACTGTCAGTAGAGAACGGCGATTCAATTGAGTTTACTTATAGACTTACGCTAACGGCTGGTGGGTAGACTAATATGGGATGGCAACCACCTAAATCGTTTGTGCGTATACAACGCCCTGTGTCTATGCAACGACCAATTACGATGTGTTCATATTGTGGAAGCTCTGTAAGTATCAATAAAACTAAATGTCCGTATTGTGGTGCTTCTATAAAGGAGTATAATGCGAATTCTAAAAGTACACATTCATAGAGGTGCTAAGGGCGAACCTATGATGAAATACCCTTCTGTTTATGATGCAGAAGAGGTTGATCGTAGTGGCTTTGGACCTTGTAGTATTAATGGTACTGGATCATATTCTGGAGCGATTGGTCACGGTGCAGACGCTGAAGATTGTCTTATTATTCTAGATGACGAACTAGCTGAAAAATATTTGCAAGACGTAGATATTACTGAAGTTAGTTCTTCTGAAGCAGATGCACTTATGGAACAATGGCGTATTGATAATGATGAGTCTGAGGAAGTTGTACAAGACTCTGTTCGTATTCAAGCTATTAGTGCCAAGCAGGCTGCTGGAATTCCATTGACAGCCGTAGATATGGATGCACTTGATCCTACAAAAATAACTAGTGGTATTAATAAGCGTTTGCGACCAATAAATACTGTTGTTGCAAAATCCGGTAAACCGCTATCTACAGTTAAAAGAAATAGGTAATATGAGTAAAAAAGTATGCATATCTGTTGCAACTAAGGCTAATATTCATGCAGCTACAGTACAATGGATATTGCATACTTTTACTCAACAAGCCTGTGCAATTGAAGTACAAATTATTGCAGAGCGTGGGCCACTAGATCATGCTAGGAATGTGCAGCGTTTGCGATTTTTAAAGTCTACATGCTCACATCTATTTTTGCTTGACTCAGATTGTGTTCCACAAGCGCATACAATAGAGAAGTTGCTTGCTTATAGCTTGCCTATTGTAACTGCTCCGCACCCATCAATAAAGAACCGTGAAGTTGGTGTTATGGTTCTTGATCGTGAAGAAGGTAACTATGTGCAGCATAGACCTTTTGATACTGGGCTTCAAGGGCCTAATGTTGTTGTAGGCTGTGCAGGATTACTGATTGCACGAGAAGTTCTTGAAAAGCTTGGGCCTTTTAAAAGTACTTATACAGATCAAGGCTTACTTGAACACTCAGAAGACTTTGATTTTTGTGATCGTGCTCATGCTGCTGGGTATGAAATCTGGGCCGATTGTGATTTAATTCAATCACATTTAGTAGAAGTGGCTTTGTAATATGGCATATAATCTACTTAGCTTAGCAAACGGTGCTTCGGCTAAAACTTTTAAGCACTCTGGTTTTACAACCAGCATAAGTACAAGTTTTACTAATGTTGGTGGGAGCTCTGCTACAGGTATTACATGGGATGGTACAAATTTTTATACATCCGTCTCTGGAGCTATAGATAAACTTGTTAGACATAGTGGCTTTACAGCTACAGTAAGTGTTAGCTACACTAGGCCTCGTGGCACAGTACGGCGCGGAGGCGGTCATGGCGGCCAATGACGGGGCAATACCTAGCACCGACGCTGAGCTGGCGGCGGTCGCCGAAAAGCTGGAGGGAGAGAGTGATGGATAAGGAACGACGGGCGGAAGTAGAGGCCACGTTCGAGGTTCTGGAGAGTGATGGTGCGACAGCGCACGATACCCGCTGGCTTGTTGAGGAGCTTTTGGCCGCCCTCGACGCCCTGACGCCCGACGCCAAGTTGGGGAGTGCGGTGAGGAAGATGGAAATACGGTATGAACTATATTATTGCCAGCCAGATCTTTGGTATGTCGGAATGCTGGATTACGCTGAGGAGTGTGAGGTGTTGGGGACGGGCCCCACCCCCGAAGCGGCGCTCGCGGCCGCTGGCTTAATGTAACTTTTGATTTTACTCATTTGGTGAGCGTATAATATGGTAGAAACATTAACCTGTTATCCTGCTACCGCTACAGATGGATGGGTATATAAAACTGGGGCGGCTGTATGGTCAA